TTGGTTCTGGGTAGTATTCCAAAAATCGAGATGCCTTCTCGCGAACAGATAGAAGAGATTTATACAAATCCAACGGAAGGTACACTCATACAACCCACAAAGGAAGGTATTGTCGATGCATATGCACCAGTATCAGAACCAAGACCAGATATAAACAATAAATATCCAAATTCAAACAATCTAAACGTTGCGTGGGAATATCTTTCGGTACATGGATTTAAACCAGTTCCATGTGCTGCTATTTTAGGAAACTTCTGGGTAGAATCTTATGCAAATAAAACAGGTGATCTAAGACCAGACGCAAATGATAATCGTATTGCATTTGGTTTGGCACAGTGGGAAGGGGTAAGACTTCACGGGCCAAAAGGACTGGATGCATTTGCAAGAAAAAATTCGAACTTTGGAGACAGAGCATCGGTGGTCATGCAACTTGAGTTTATGATGTTTGAATTAAAAACTTCTGAAAGGGGATCTGCTGGTATTAAGAAGATGACTGATGTAACAGATGCAGCGGTCTATTGGCAACACAGATACGAAAGAAATGCACATTCCCAAGGTAAACCAGATAGTAGAATAGAAGGGGCTCCCAGAGTAAGAAGTAAATATAAAGTAAACGGTAAACCAATCAACCACAGAATACACGAAAAAGATAGAATCGAACAGGCAATAAGAATATATAAACTATTTACTGAGGCAGAGGCATGACAATTTCTACCAAAAAAATATCGGACGAATTACAAAGTATTGCCAATGGAATAGATTTCACTGGGTTAATGGATGGAATTTCTGATGTTACTACAAACCTAGAAGGCGCGGGCAAATCGTTGATAGGACAGTTCAGTGGACAGATAAAAGGTGGTATTGAGGGATTGGCACCACAACTTACTACATTGACGGATCAGGCGAAATCCTCACTCGAACCAGTGATGGCAAAGGTAACTGCTGATATGCCAGGAGCCGCAGAACATTTGGTACAAAACATGGATGCGGCTGGTGTTTCTAGAATTGCAGAAATGGCAGACTTCGATGGTGAAGATTTGTTGAGTGATATTATGCCCACTGCAAAGACTGCAATGGCGTCAGCAGACACTATGTTAAATTCTATTATTGCAGATGGTAATGCAAAATCTATTGCATCATCATTAGAGAGTGTGACAGGAGAGTCTATAGAAAAATTCGAAGGGGTGATGAAAGAACTTACTCTACCAGAGTTTCAAAATGATATTCTCAATCAGGTAACATCACTGAAAGAAAATCTAAACGTCAAGGCAATGACTGATCAACTTGGAGCTTTACAGAAGAGTTTTGCAAGTGCGACTGGCCCGTTTGGCAGCGGAAACTTTTTAAAAGATATCGTAGAGAATAAAAGTTTCTCTATTACAAATAATCTCAGAGGTATCATTGATGAAGCTGGTATACCCGAACTAGAACTCACTGGTATAACAAATACCTTGATGTCTGGTGATGTACAATCTGCCGTAGGTTCTGCGATGGGAAAGATTTCAGTTCCCGATAATCTAAAACAAGCGGCAACAGCTGCAAACATACCATTTGAAAACTTTAAGACTGAAAAGGAAGTAAGTAATTTTGTAGAAAAAATGAAAATTGTAAGTCCAGAAGTCGCTGCGAGTTCTGAAGTTGCAACTTACGAACAAAAAATCTCAGATGTAAAAGTACAGGTTTCGAAAACAAAATCAGATGTCACAAATTCTATAAAAGATGAAGCGCCAGACACTGGTAAAAGTGATACTGACGTGTCTTCTATTAATCCAGAACCAGATCCTAAACCAAAAAGAGCAGAAGTACCTTCTAATGCAGTACCTACATCAACAGCAGCTGCGGGCGTATCAGCAGAGCAGGCACAGGTAGACAAACCAGGCGAAGTCACTACAATTGAAAATGGACAAAGGGTCACAAAAAACGAAAGTGAAGGTACTACAACAATTAGTGAAGTACCCAAACCAGAAGTACCCAAGAAATACACTGCAATCAGATCTGCAAACGAACTGCTGAAAATTATGCAGTCTTGTAATAGAGAGGTCACAACACTTGTTATTCATAGTTCTGGACAGGGATCGGGCACTGGGTTTGGCCCAGATGAAATGGAACGGGCATATGCCGACCAAGGAAAAACTTCACCTTATCATTTTCTCATTGCAAGAAATGGTAAGATATTCAATACAACGAATATTCGAAAAGAGACAGCACACACGGACGCTGCATTTAGACCTCTAAGTATTAGTCTTGTGTATATCGGTGGAATTGACAGAAAAAGTGGTAAAGGTAAGCCTGGCCCAAATGATCGACAGTTCTCTCAAATGGGAAGGTTCTTACAGGGGTTTTATCAGAACTTTGGGGCAGGGTCAGATGTTTTCGGACAATCAGATTTGTCTAATGGTCGAGAAGGCGGTTCGCCAGGATTTGATGTAATTAATTTTATTGAGACCATTCTGGGAAAAACAAATACTTGTGTACCAACAGCAGATGGTAAATTTTTAACTAGGTTTGAAATAATCGATAGAATAGATGCACAATACGATCATGACGCGGGGCAGCGCGGATACGGCACTGGCATATCAGGATCAGGAGTAGAATAATGGCAGATACATTTGAAGTAGACAAAATAGACACATCTGGTGATACAGGTAAAAAATCAGGATTTGGATTTTCAGATCCAGAAGGTCAATATCCTTTAGCGGAATTTCACAACAAACCATCCTTGAATCCACAAGTGACAGGTGATGATACCCACAATATTAATGTTATGGGGGGTGATCCTACCATCAACTTGACCGAAGTATACTCAAAACCAAGCACTGCTAGTCAATATGGTGATGTTAGTGTCAGACAAACAAAGTCTGGTCACGTAATGGTCTTTGATGATACAGCCGATAACCAAAATGTTGTTATCAAACATGCAGACGGATCTGGATTTCAGTTGCAAGCAGACGGTACTATGATCATGTCATCTAAAAGTAACAGGGTAACACAAATTGGTGGTACTGACGTAATGATGATTGAAGGTGACTTGAGAATATCTGCGAAAAACTTAGAGATCGATGCATCAGGTGATTTTGATCTCAGGGTTGCTGGTGATTACAATTTGACAGTGGCTGGTGAAAAGAAAGAAACTGTTACTGGATCTTCGACTGAAAAAATTAATGGTGGTAAGTCTTCTACTGTTCTGGGTAGTCGAAGTGAAACCACGGTTGAAAATAGAACTTCATTTACATGCGGTAAAGAAGAAAATGTGGTGAAGGGTGACGTAAATTATACGGTTGAGGGAAATTTTGATCTTGGTGCCGGTGGATACTCAAAGGTTACATCAGAACAGCAGATCGCATATAGCGCTCCACAAATTGATATCATCGGGGTCAAAGGACAGATAGCATTGTTGCAAGGTGTATTCGGTGGTCAATCCAGTTTCTTCCACGGACTAAACTACTACGGAAGAAGTGCGAAGTTTTCTCATGGTGTGACTGCACCAACATTCCACGGTGATCTAAACGGTACTGCAAAAGAAGCGATTGACGCAAACAGAGCAGCTACGGCAACAGAAGGTGCAACATCACCTGGCGGATATAGTATGACAAATACTGCGACTAATCTTATCAGAGATGGTAAAGGGCCTGACACTGATTCTGTAAAGGCATTACTCACAGGTGATCCTAGAGGTGTTAAGAAAGTATCAATTGATGCAGACGGTGAAATCAAAAGAAAACTTACTAGAGTTAAACATACTACCGCTTCTGCCCGGGCGTTGTTAAAGGATGCATCACAGGCGGCAGACGTAGAACTACTCACCAAATTAGTTGAAGAAGGTGTCATATCACAAAGTTATTTCAACAAAACACCGCCTGCGATGGGGCGTGTTACAAGTGGTGGTACTAGTAGACTTCCATATGATGTTAGTGGTTATTCTGGCAATGTAGGTAGAGTATCAGGTGGAAAAGAAATACGGAAATTTTTACCAGATCCTTTATATAATCCAAATAGAATAAATCCACGTGGAGAAGGTGTTACTGCTATTAACATGAAAACGTTAGTTGCAAAAGGTATTCCAGTATCGACATTCATGTTTAATAAAGACGGTCGTGCAGCTACTTTAAATCACTTACCCACATTTGAAGAAAGAGGAGATCTCGTAAGACAATTGATGCTTCAGGCAGAAGTATTAAAACTCGCGAGAGCGGATACTGGTAGATTTGTAAATCATAAACTAGTGGTAACTGAAGGTGTCTATAAACCATTAGTAGTTGGAGATGCACACGCAGATAAAGAAAAGTCAGAAAGTGTGGCTGCTGATAGTATACCAGATAAAAGAAGTAGAGGCCTAATAATCGTGTATGAATTGTATGATGATCAAAACAGAAATAATATGGACGTTTCATATGAATTTGCTGCTCATCTACAAGACCAACTTCCTTTCTTTGAAAAAATCTCTTTGGATTATGATTCGATGGAACCCAATCCACAGTCAGAGCAAGAAACAATTAATACGCAAATTATTGTAGAGATGCCCGAGATTGATAAAACATATGAATCTGAAGGGCCGCCAAAATTACAACTAGAAACGTCATTCAACAATACAGTTTTAACTAACTCAGATCTTGCAGAAGTTACATTGACAAATGGTGCAGCAGCAATTAAACAACCACCACCATATAAACAAGGTGGAACGTTTACCGCTGCAGATTTTGCACCGTCAAAATATGCTTCAAATATTGCAAATAAAATTAATGAATGTCACCCAGGCTTGCGTGGTGCATTTGCAGAAGGGGTAAAACAATATCTCAAAGAGAACTTTAATGACAATAGAGATATGAATGTATCAGAGGCATTCAGATCTAAGGCGAGGTCAAATGCGTTGAAAGCAAAAGGTATTAGAGCCGCGTCAGGTGGTAACTCGTGGCATAACTGGGCATCCGCAATTGATGTTACAATATATGTTAACGGAAAATACGATGCTGGTAATAGAGGTGTACAGGAATATACTGGTCGGATGAGAAGAGCATTCAATAAACACGGATTTAATAATTCTCTCGACGGTGACAGTGGTCACTTCTGGCCTAAGAGTTTCCCAGCAGGAGTACCAAGTGCATTGAAGAGGGGTGAGATAAGTTTAGATGACTATGTTTCACAGAACTTCTGATTTGTGTTATAAATAAAGGTAAAATAAAGAGAATTCGATGGCAAAAACTTTTTCGATAGAGGACGGTAATACTAGTGTCTCGACTATTTTTGGTAGTCGGAAAAGGAAGTATTCTGACATTGACTTGACTTTTACTAGTAAATCGGTTAGTAAAGATATCTTTAAGAAAGAAGATGCAGCTGCGGTAAAACAAGCGGTTAAGAATTTGTGTATGACCAATCTAAATGAGAAACCCTTTCTCCCAGATTTTGGTGCCAATATTCAAGGTATGTTATTTGAATTAGCGGATGCAGAAACAGAGGAAGAGATTGAAGATAAGGTAATAGCAACTATCAACAAATATGAACCGAGAGCAAAAGTGTTAAATGTTCTGGCGAATTCTCTCCCCGATATCAATTCTATAGATGTAAAGATAACATTTCAAGTAATAAACACCCAAGAAGAAGTATCGGTTTCAATCGTACTGGCAAGGTTAAGGTAACATGGCAACAACTATAAAATCAACTGCACTAGACTTTCAAAATATTAAAGCAAATTTGAGAGATTTCTTGAAAGCACAGACGGAATTCAAAGACTACGACTTTGAAGCCTCTGGTCTTAATAACATCCTTGACGTTCTTGCATACAACACGCATATCAATGGTCTTACATCTAACTTTGCATTGAACGAATCATTTCTTGGTACTGCACAATTGCGATCAAGTGTCGTATCACTTGCAACTGGTATTGGATATGTTCCAGACAGTAAGACTTCTTCACAATCTACGGTTAAAGTCGCGGTTAACTTATCTGATTTAGATGGTAGACCTTCCACTGTAGACTTGCCCGCCTTTACAAAATTTACAACCACAGTTGATGAAATATCTTACACATTTCAAACAAAGGAAATATTTACTGCATCAGATGACGGTGCTGGTGTTTATGTATTCCAAACATCTGATGGATCTTCCAATCTTCCCATCTTTGAAGGTACGACCAAAATCAAAACATTTTTGGTGGGCGAATACAACGAAGCAGACGTGTATATCATACCAGACTTGAGTATGGATACTGACACTGCTATTGTAAGAGTATATCCAACATATGGTGCAAGTACAAATGATGTGTATCAAAACATAACTCAAGCAACTACGATTAATACAAACTCCCTAATTTATATTATGAAAGAAGCACCAAATGGTTTTTATCAATTATCTTTTGGTTCTGTGGCATCAGGTCAAACTGCTGGTGTTTTAGGTAGAGTACCACAGGCTGGTAACGCGATTGAATTAGAATATATCTCAACAAGTGGGGCTCCTGCAAATGGTGCAACACTTTTCAATCCGTCTAGTACAATTACTGTTTCGGGATCTTCTTTTAATTTGATAGTTTCTAATGCGACAAAATCTACAGGTGGTGATGAAAAAGAAACTATAGAATCAATTAGAACAAATGCACCGTTTCAATATGCAACACAAAATAGAATGGTGACTGCATCTGACTATACTTCGATCATTCTACGTAACTTCTCAACACTTATTAATGATATCGCATCTTGGGGTGGAGAGGATGATTATAATCCAAAATTTGGTACAGTATTCACGTCTATTGACTTTGAAGATGATGTATCGGCAGTAAAACAAGAAGCGACTAAAGACTCAATTAGAGATTTAGTAGATCAACTTGCCGTAATATCTTTCAGAATAGAATTTAGTGATCCAGTAGAAACGTTTATCGAAAATGACATATTCTATCAGATCAATCCGAGGTTGACATCTCTTTCCAATAACGCAATTTCGACTCTTATTAATACAGAGGTATCAAAATACTTTAGCACTACACTAGGAAAGTTTGGTAAGTCGTTTAGAAGATCTAACATATTGACCTTGGTGGATGAAGTAAGTCCTGCTGTTTTATCTTCTCGGTCTGTTGTAAGAATGCAACAACGAATTACACCAACTATTAACGTAAATAATACATTTACTCTTACATTTCCATCGGATATTTCTCAACCTATTCCTTCTAAAACACCTACCGAAGAAGATTATGTTGTTAGATCTGGGTTGTTTACAGTCGATGGTGTTACTTGTAGAATTATTAACGAAACATATGCAACAGGTGGTGTTGGACGTTCTACTAACAAATTACAGGTGATAAATGCTGGTAATGGTCTAGTGGTCGTAGACAACATAGGTAGTTATGACGCAACGAATAGAACAGTAAATATCGTTTCTTTCAGACCAACTGGTCTTTTGGGCGGCGGTGGAGTTATTAAAATATCGGTTTTGCCTGCTAACCAATCTGCGATATCTCCAACACGAAACAATATTTTATATTATGATGAAGAAGAATCTAGAATACAGGCCGTATCAGTAAACGCGGATAATTAATAATGGCTGATCGTACTCTCAAAGATTTAAACAGACGAGAGATAAGTCTTGTTGGAAGTTTGGTAAAGGATGTCCTTCCAGATCATTACAAACAAGAGTATCCAAAACTTGTCTCTTTCTTGGAAACATATTATAGTACCTTAGACTCTGACCACACCTTTTCAAATCAAGGTGAACAGGTATACTCACAACGTGCGTTTGAGGCAGACTCGGCGACAGGTGGACTTGTAACTTATGGTTGGGATAGTGACAGAAACTTTGGTTATCAATTAAAAACATTACCAACATTGAGAGATGTTGCAGAAACAGATGTAGAAAATCTGACGTTCATCGAAGACGAACTTCTGTTGGGTCAAAACTACACGACAGAAGGTGGTGCGATAGACAAAAGGGTTGGATCTGAGTTATCAAACAACTTCTACAGATCCAAGGGTACTAAGTTTGGTATAGAACGTTTCTTCCGATTGTTCTTTGGTGAAACACCAGACATCATCTATGGTAAAGACTTGGTTATGAAAGTCGGTGATAACATTGGGCCCGAGAGTGGGTTAAAAATAACAGACGATACAATTTTTCAGTTCTGGGCAATCCTGATTAAGATCGGTATATCATCATCCGAATGGTTGGACATGTACAAATTGTTTGCACATCCAGGCGGTATGTTTGTTGGTGCATCAGTTCTTATCGAAAGTAGAAACGCAGACATATCATTTGATAATATGCCTATTTCGATAGAAGATACTAACATACCGACGTTCGAAGGTCAGGCGCTATTCTCACCACGTGCATTGTCATCGGTAACTGGTATTGTAGGTACAACATCGAAACCATACGATAGTGAAGGCTCTACGCCTGGCGGTAGATATAGAATTGATGTTGATCAATCTACATTCGGTTACTATGCAACAATCGGTGGAACAGATAGTGACACTAACGTACTTGGTACACTACGTCACTTGGATAACACATTCGAGAACTTGGTCAATGTTGTACGTGTTAACTCACAGACATTCGATATGGACAGTGACGGATCACCAGAAGGTCTTGGAGTTCTTAGAATGTCTGATGGTCAAGTTACCATTGATGCAGATGATTTTAAATATTATACAGATTCTGCATAATAACTATTATAAATAAGATTAACTTAGTAAGGTTAAAAAATGGCAAGAGAGACAATTAATAACGGAACGTTGGCAAACGACAATACAGGTGACACACTTCGTGATGCTGCCAACAAGATCAATAACAATTTCCGTGAAATCTATACAATTTTGGGTGACAGTAATTCTCCATCGTCTACTATCACGTTGGGGGCTTCAGGTATTATATCTGAAGGTTCTAGTGCAGATGACTTTGAAACGACTCTTGCATTTGCCAATACAACTTCTAGCGATAAAACAATTACACTTCCAGATCTAACTGGTACTGTCTCTCTTATCACTGCAACTGAGACCTTAACAAATAAAACTCTTACATCACCTGTAATCACTACACCACAGATTAACGACACTTCAGCAGACCATCAATATGTATTTGCAGTAAGTGAACTTGCGGCAGATAGAACTGTCACATTACCGTTATTGGGTGGCGCAGATGAATTTGTCTTTAAAGATCATACAGTAACTATGACCAACAAGACGTTGACAAGTCCTGTTCTTACAACACCAAAAGTATTACAGTTTACAGATACTAGCGGTAACGAGACAATCAAAACGCCTGCGACTGGTAGTGCGGTAAACTTCTTAGTGATAACTAACTCTGCATCATCAAATCCAATTATAATTGAACCAGACGGTGCGACTAACTTAGGATTGACTCTAAAAGCAAAAGGCACAGGTTCAATCGATCTTGCAACTAAAGTATCAATGACCTTAGAAACTTTAACTGGTACTGGTGCAGCGTCAGCATTGGTTCCACTTACACTTTTAAATAACGGTGGTGCAATCGCAATATCACTCATCAACGGTGATAAGAATGGTCAAATGAAAAAATTTATTAACATAGGTGCTGGTGTTGCAACAATTACTCCAGCAACATTTGCAAACGGAACTACTGTGGCACTTGCACAATACGCAGTGGCGGAACTCATATGGACTGGTGCGACTTGGGTACTTTGCAATCAGGCAACATCTGGTACAGTTCCAGCACTTACTGTAGCATAAACGAGAGATAAAACATGGCAGCTATAATTACACAAAACACAAAGAAACTCTTCATGTCACAGTTGCAGGCCGACGCAGACTCCGCCGCAACCAAGTACTATATCGGTATCGGTAAAAGTGAAGATTGGAATGACTCTGATACTGCGACAACTCCTCAGATAACTGAGAGAGAAGAGAGAGATTTCAGACTTAGTATGCAGAGTGCAAAACTGGCCGCAGACTATTCCTTTGTTATTCCTCGTATCAACTGGTCATCAGGAACAGTTTATGGTGAATACGATGACTCGATTGTATCTCACCCAGCCACACCATACTATGCCATGATCGACAATAACCAAGTTTACGTTTGTCTTCGTCAGTCAAGAGGCGCAGGCGGTGTTGCCAACGCATCAACTGTTGCACCATCAGGTACATCTCAAATTCCTTTTACAACAAGTGATGGATATGCATGGAAATTCTTATACACAGTTGGTGTTATTGATAACACTAACTTTACAAGTGCAAACTTTATACCAGTAAAGAAAGTTCGTATTTTAGATTCAGATGGATCTGGAAATATCACATCTACATCTACAGACGTACAACAAAAGACTGTACAGGATAGTGCGGTTGCAAGTCCTATTTGTGGTATCGATCTAACAAATGGTGGGGCAGGATATTCTTCTGCACCGTCTGTAACAATTGTTGGTAACGGTTCTGGTGCGACTGCATCTGCTACAGTATCAGGTGGTGCGGTTACAAAAGTTGTAATCGACGATAGTGCGTCTACTCTGAAAATGGGTACAGGATATGATTACGCACACATTGCATTCTCAGGTGGAGGTTCACCAACAACAAGTGCTGCCGCAAGAGTTCGAATAGGGCCAAAGGCAGGATTTGGTGCAGACGCAAGAGATGATCTACGTGCAAAGGCGATGATGTTTAACATTCAACCTGCTGGTACTGAAGATGGAGAATTCCATGTTGGAACTTCATTCAGACAAATCGGTCTTCTTAAAAATCCAACAGATAGTGCTGGTACTGCATATTCTTCGACAAGTGGTAACGCATTACGCAGACTTAAACTCCATCAGAAAACTTCAAACTTTACACAAGGTTCTTTGTTGACTGGGGGTACATCAGGTGCAAAGGCATATGTGGGTGATACAGACTCAGATGAGATTTGGTTCCATCAAAACGAAGATACATTGTTTACACCATTCCAAGCCGCAGAGGCAGTGACAGACGCTGCTGGTGGTATCGGTATCACAGACTCCGCAACAGGAGTAGGTGGATTTAATA